AAGGCTAGCAGTGCCATTATCAGAGCTTTCCTCATCCTCCATTAACTTTAACCATTCCTGTTCGGTACGTTCTTTGGGCTTATAGGAATTAGGCTTGTAATCACCACCGGCGACTTCATCATCAATAACAGATTGTTTAATTTCGGCAAATTCTTCTTGAAGCTCTTTAATCTGGTCTTCAACAGAAGTTTCAGAATTGACATCAATACGATTAAACCATTTTGCAGGGAGTTTAGAATCTGCAAACAATGCTTTAGCAGATGCCTGCTTCGTAGAAGTAGTGACTGTTGTAGCGACAGTAGAGACAGATGCAGCCAACTCGGAGATCTGTTTCTGCTGGGCTTTCAACAACTTAACAACAGAAGCAGGCAAGCCTTCGAGATCTTCGTCCTCGTCTTCATCTTCTTCGTCATCTTTCGGCTTCTTTGTTTTTTTAGTCTTAGTTGTCTCAATAGGTTTTCCATCCTTCAAACCGTGTTTTTTCTCATAAGCGGCAATAGCAGCATCAATACTGGCTTGACTGCCTTGTTCATTTGATACCAAGTCCGGAAGAATATTATCCTTGAATAGCCCAATATAGTTATCCAGATTCTCTTCACTTTCGATGTCGAAAAGAGCTTGCACCTTGGCCGCATACTTTTCAGGAATTCCAGCTTTTTTCAAAGCTGCTTTGATGGTTGCTAAAATCTTCATACTTTTTTCCTTAAAATATATTGGGAGTAAATTTTTCCTGCTTATATATTTTATTTCAGAATCAAATGCATACATTTGTAATTAAGTTAAAGCGTAGAATGGATTATATAGAAGATAGACATGAATATTACAATGTGTATATATCTAAGTGTACACAATGCAAGCATTTTAATTTTGATAAATTAAAATGCCCGGCATACCCTAATGGTATTCCTGTTAAATACCTTGATGGTTCACAGGTACATGACAAAAGAGAAAGCGACCAAAAAGGGGAGTTCGTCTTCCTAAAAGAATTCAATTAACGAGTTTTCGCTTTTGTATAACTCCATCCCATTTTTTCGGATATCCGTTTCCATAATATATGATAATGGACCACTGAAGCCATTGTTGGGGATAGTGTATTATTATTGATTCTAGCAGTAAACTCTGCTCTTAGTTTGTTATTCTCCCGATTCACTAGCTTTTCGAATTTACTAATTGTAATTCCCCATCCTTCTTCGGGACGTTTCATAGCGAATGTATAATTAGGTGTTACAGCTCTCATTTCTGATACATTATGGGCTATTGCAAGATACATATCAGCCGGACTGAATGAGTTGCCAATTCGTCCCAAACTCTTTTCTGGCTCTTGCCAGCCTCTTGGGTGATTATGTGTAAAAATGCAATCCTTCATTTTCGCACATTCTTCATCCGTAAACTCAACACTATATTTGGCTCCGCGCTTATCGATTACAACATTACCATTCTTGTCAAATAAGACTCCTGTTTCAAAGCTTTTATTCAGGCGTATTTCATTCTCTGTGTTGGTTATTTTGTTATAGAGTTTTCGTTCATTCCATTTTTGTTTAATATCTGTAATTTCAGCATCAGTCTTGATACGTTTAGGTTTAGAAACCTTTATAACTTCATTCGTAATAGGTTGGGAAACTATTTCTCTTTGTAGTCCTCCATCATTGGCAAAGTTATCCTTATACCAGAAAGCCGATTGAAATCCATCCTTATTCTCGCTGACAAAATCCTTTGTCGCTTGGGGAATATCCGTAATAGTTTGACCTTGCGGAACTGTGTCATTCAGCAAGAAATCAGCAAAGTCTTCCGGTTCCATGGTGATAGGAGTAGCAAAACAGATACAAAAAGGATGAAAGCCTGTAAATTTGAACGTTTTCGGATATTTTCCAATCATCGCATCACAGATCTTACACGGTCCGCGATTATTGGCCGAACGCTGTATCTCAATTCCTAGTATAAAATCCTGTTTACTCCAACGTTCATAGTCTGCACTACGATAAGCTGTGTTCGTAGTTGTTGCAGATGTCCGGAGAGCGTTCTTATATGCAGAACGATAAACGCCTTGTCCTGGGTGGTAATCTTTCATCGGTTGAGACAAAACTAATTCGCCTTTCTCATTCCGGATCCTGCGAAAGCGTTTTTGGGGATTTTGCAAAATTTGCCGTATATCACTACTGATTCCGTTTGAATTACGTCCGGCAACTACGCCGCTATCAAGATAGAATTCGAGTTGCGATTTCGTCTGCTGTGTAATATTCCAGATCCTATCAGATAATTTGAATCCGTTAGCGTCTATATCATTTTTTAGAGCTTCAAATGCAGATAGACTATGAGTAAACATTCCATCTTTCGTTGCACTGGAAATAGACATTCCCTTGATGAACTGGGAAATAAAATCATCATTCTTTCTTTCTGCTCGTTCCCAACCGTCCTTTTGAAATGCAGAGATATTAGCATATAGCATTGATTCAAGATTCAGCAGTTCCCGGTCAACTGCACTCTCTATTCTCTGATTACGTATCCATACATTGTTTTTCCCCGCATCTGACCATTTACGGAGATACGGGGAAACAGAAAGTATAAACTGATTAAAGATATTGGCTATTACGGCCTGCTGTGCAGCAACTTTCTGTATATGCTGTTTATCGTAGAAAGAAAGTCCAGGCATAGTTAAAGTGTAGCTCCTAGGAATGAGTTGTTTTGAGCTGTATCTTTCTCATCCTGTTTCTTGCGGGCCAACTCTTCTTCAACATTATCCGTATATGGCGAATTTTTAATGATTGTCTCTTTGCTATTAAATTGGGATGCTGTTTCAAGATTTTTAAGTTCTTCTGCCAGGTCTTGTGGGAGAATACTGCCAAACTCCACCTCAATAAAATTATCATTTAGCTGTGATGCATACTTAGTATGTGTTATATTAGCCATACCTGCCTGAACGATAGCAACAGTACGTTGAACTGCAGGACCGAATATTTCCATCTGTTCGCTGGCTTTAATTTCTGCATCAATCATCATAAAACGGCGGGAAGTACCACTAAGGTTGCCAAGTCCCATTAACTTACTCATAGATAGGTCAGGGCTGGAAGCTCCGGAATGTATTGAATCGTCGAGTTGGTTAAGTTCAAGTGTAACGGATTCACAAGACTGTTGCCACGCCAAGTAATCAGCATCACCATGATACGAAGTACCAGTATCCGCATCTACTTCCATAGTAAAGTTTAGTTCTTTACCAACAGTTTCTTTGCTTGGGAGGTTGGCGAGTCCGTAAGTCTTCAGTATAGGTTCAGAGAAATAATCATTGGTGTCCGATAGGCGGGAAAGCCTCATTTCCTTTTTATCAATCAAGTTGGCAACATCTTCCCAATCAGGGCAATCTACTTCGGCATATACTACAGGAATCTTTCCAAAGAGGTTTTTTGTCTTTTTCACTAGCCAAATGCCGTCCATTACTCCGGAATAGATAACATCTTTCGTGTATATCTTCACGCATTCACAAGTACGGCCATTGACTTCTGCATTGTATTTATAGATAAAGCCGTCCATATCGTCGTCCTCGTCGAAATGTGGATAGAATTCACATTCGATATTGTTATCTTTAGGAGTAGAAAGAATCTTAACCTTTAATTGGCTTTTTCCATCATCCCGGGTAACTGGATAGAAAACAATAGCTGCTTTGGTTTCTGAAAGAACTTTTCTAGCAAACTCTTTCAAAACTGATTGCATTTTGAGTTTACGCTTATAGATATTCTTAAACTCGGTAAAACCGTTATTGGGGTCTTCAGCTGTGATAGTCATTTCACCACCAAACAAAAAGGCAACAGAGGTACGAACTATCTTCTTTGGTAGATTAGTCACAATTTGAGCGACTTCTACAGTTTTATCCTCTAGTCTCTTTGGCTTTTCGGCTCCTGTTTCGGGGTCAACTTCTACTTCTGTATCTGAATATACAGCAATCTTTTTAGGCTCCCGATACCCAACAGATTCTTTACGACGGGTTCTGTCTCCATTGTATTCCTCCATATACTCACGAGGATTACGATTTTCACGGGTATCAACGCATAAATCACCTACTATGCTACCGAAATCTTCATTTCTTAGAATATCCTTAATGTCTGGCATATACTTTTCTCTTAAAATATAAGATCCGCTCTCTCTTTTTTATAAAGTTATTATATATTTGCACAATAGAATAAATTGTAATATGGAA